TTATTTAACTGTAATTAATCCTTCTGGTTCTACAGTGAAGTCTGGCTTTTCTGCCATCGTTCCGTCTTCACTAATATAGTACCATCCGTCTTTGCCTTTTACAAAAGCATTCGATTCCATGAATCCGTTGTTAGTGTTTAAATAGTACCATTTATCATAGTACTTAACCCATCCAGTGGCCATTGTGCCATTTTCTTTAAAATAGTACCACTCATTTTTAACTTTTTTCCACCCAGTAGTCATCGCTCCTCGCTCATCTAACCAATACCAGTTATTATTATCTTTAAGCCATTGATTAATTAAGCAGTAACCTCTTGCGTTGAAGTAAAACCATTCATTTCCTACCTTTTGCCACTTGTTGGCTGGATAGCTGCCGTCTGAATTCTGATACCACCAACCAATTTCATTCTTTTGCCAGCCTTCCTTAAATTCTAGGCCGTTTTCAATATCTCGCTTGAATTGCTCGCGGCTAATTCCCCAACTTGCAAGATAAGGATATGGATCTACATGATCGCTGTAATTTTCTGGTTGATTATACGTGCAATATTCATGAGATTTGATTCCTGCTAAATCTGAAGAGTCCAATGTTTTAGGAAGTCCAGCCTCGTCAGCTAATGCTCTTAATAATTGAATATAGAGTCTGTAGTCTTGCATAAACTCTTCTTTAGTAGAATGACTTTCAATCAATTCCACTGCTGCATAAGTCTCAGCGTTCCATCCGCCTCCAACATCGTAAGCTCCCTGGTTTACAGGGCCAACCTGCATAACTCGTCCATTCCCTACAACATGAGAGAAAAAGCCAGAGTTAATAGGTCTGCGCATGTGATAGTCAGCTTCATTTTGTGCTGTAGAATTTTTGTTTCCTGTTGAATGCGCGTGAATTTGTCTGTAAGGCTCATAACCAACTTGTGGCAATCCTTCTCTGTATCTACTTGTATCGATTTCCATTGCAATTCCTCCTAAATTAAAAGGCAGGAGCACTGTATGTGTTCCTGCCTAATCCATTTTATTGATTGTTTGGTCGTTCGTATGTCATAGCGCGCGTGCTGTCACTAATTCCGCTAGTAGTTGGATCGTTAACAATTCCAACAATAACAAAGACTGCAAACAGTGCATTGATGAATACTATCATTTTGTTTGTAGTATCTCCAAGCTCTAAACGGATATTAAATACTGCTAAGAATGTCTGTAATAGCAACGCTAGAGCAGGCACGAGTGTAATCCAAAATGTTTTATTTAAAATTCGTACTTTCCAATTAATCATCATATTTTTCTACCTCTTTCTCAATTAATTTTTTGATTTTATTTTCTTGATTCCGTCTCATTTGATTAATATATGGCTTCAGAGATTCTGGAAACGGCAATCCAAGCGCTTCCCAATTTTCCATCAATGAGCCAATGTAACTAATGATGAAGAATAAACAGGATGTTATTCCAATCTCGCGATGACCTAGCGCTCGTGAATATAAGGCTATAACCATCACAACAGAAACGACTAAGAAATGACGCAGCAAGCCATTAGTACTTGTCTTGCTGTCGAATTTCTTTAATTTAAAGGCTTTGATGTATCCTGATACGATATCAAAGAATACTAACCAAAGCAAAATCTGAATATAAGGACTTTTAAACAGCGATTGAAGATGATCATTTAAAAGTCTTAATTCGATATCGTTCGGCATTACAACTCCATAATCTCCACAGTAGTTTCATATTTTTTAATTTCTTCACGTCTGGTTGCTGTCTTTTGCTCCAAACGTGCAATATCTTCTTGCAAGCTTTGTGCTTTCTGTTCTGCTTGTAACTTTTCAAGATTTAATCTATCAATCTCATCTTTCTGTGTTTTTTCTTCCTGCTGTAATGCAGCAATTTTATTTTTAATCGCTTCTAATTCCATAATCTTATCTCCTTAATTATTTATTGTGATTCCGTCAAGACATAACCATTCACTATTTACATCTCTAACGGCCACTACCCTTCCGTTTTCATAAACGTTCAATGTACATTGTTTGTAATCCTTAGTTATTCCCCTTATATATATTGTTTTATCAAGTTTTGAAGGAAAATCTATCTTGAATACTTCTCTCCACGGTGTGACATCTCCACCTTTGCAACTTCCCCTTAATTCGATTGAGCCATCATTTTTTAATTTGTATTGCACGGGTGGATACTCAGCTCCATAATCTCGCCACCCATTGAAATACGTTGCATTTTTCCACACATTCGTCCATTCAGTCCATCTCCCGTTTTCTAATCTTCTTAGGTATACAATAGTTGAATTGAATGGTGTATATTGTTGTATACAATAATTAGAATCCGAACTGTGAGTTATTACAGATACATAGCCATAATTATTACTTCCTGCTGGATTGTTTTGCACGCCAAAAGCGTGGTATCCGCCTGCCGTTCTTAAATTGTTAAGATTACCACTGTACTTCAGTGATTTTCCGTCTCTTGATGTCATAGCGAATTCCTGTACTGGTTTTCCCCTAGACATTATGCCATCTTCAACATTTAAGCTGCTGTGGAATGAAACTGGAAGGAATGACTCAAAATGTCCATCTAACTCTGGGAATCCTCCCACAGCAGCTCGATTGTCACCCCAAGCCCAAAGCACTCTGGATGAACGAACGAGCAGTACTGAGTCTACTAAGTCGCTCAATTTATCCTGAATTACTAATCGAATATTATATGCCTTAGAAATCTCATAAAATGCGCCACAGTCGATTTGACGATTGATTTTCTCTGTACTCTCATTTGTGAGATTGACGGCATCAATCCATCTATTAGCTTTTTTAGCTGAGTATTGGATTTTAAGCGTGTACGGATTTCTATTCACTCCATCAATTACTAATGGACTCACGTTTGCAGCAACAGTCGCAATGATAGTCTTGTTAGTCCCGTTTCCCGTTCTATTAGCCAGAAATGCGATAATCTTAGGTGCATAGTAATCCCATACTTTAATCGTTTTTGATTTAGTAGCGGTTCTGCCCCGTGAGTCAGTGACTTTAGCTGTAACTTCTAAATTACCTGCCTTGTTTGCTGGAAAGTCACCCGTGGTTGCTCGTACAACTAAATTATCTACTGTTAACTCAGTAGATACGATAGTTGAACCGTGAGAGCCTGCAGCATTGATTGCTTCAACCCTCATGACAGATTTGTCTTTTACAAAATTACCTGCAGGAATGAATTCTGCTAATTGCGCTGTTCTTTCAGTAATCGTCACATCTTCAAGCGTAGGAACGATAGAAGCAGGAACCTTAATGGGAATGCCTCGTTTATAGACATCATTTCCAATCTTGTCATCACCTCGGAAAGTCCGTACACACACATCTAACGCTCCAGTGTTGCTGTTAGTGATATGTGTTGCATAATCTATTGGAACTGTGAGCTGTACGCTTGTATCGTGTCCAGTTCCTAAATCAATCCAACCGCTATCGTTTACTTGCCACCAAACTTGGTGCCTAAATTCACTGACTTTCTTATCGATACTAATTGAAACTGGTTTCCCTAGCTCTGTAGCAGTTACTGAGCCGATAGCACTGGTGCGTGGGATGTCTGTTAGATCAAGCGTTCCACTGAACCAATTAATATTACCGTAATCGGATACGTTGGTTAATCTAGCCGATATAGCTATTGTTTTAGTACCCTCTTCATTATGAGGAATTGTTAATTGACCACTACCGAATGTAGCGTATGTTGAATTGCTTAAATCGAAGCTAACATACTTACTTAATGTTCTGTTACCGTTAATTTCAACTTCCGCTAATGATTCATTGTACAAATCGTATGCCCAAGAGCTAGCACGTTCTAACCACAATTGCCAAGAAACTTCAGAAGTGTTGTTTGCGATGTTAGTGCTAATTTCTTTTACTTCAAGAACTAATCGTACATATCCGTTAGATGTTGTCTTCGATATTCTAACCATTAACAGCACCTCCTACATACGAAATTACAGTGAATTCATTGTTGAATCGCTCGAATATATGATTGGCAATAGTAACGGAATTCCAGAATGTCGCACTTACGATGTTCATTTGCTGGCCAGACACATAAGCAACAACGCGACCAGAATCGATAAATTCCATGCGCTCGTTAGTATAGCGTGTTTGCAGCTTCTCACCGTTTTTACCAATCAGCAAGCCGTCTTCAGAGACGTTGAAATATGTTGAAATTGCATTGAGCAGAACGCTGGATTGCTCTATATTAAGCTCTACTGCTTTTGTTCGCTGGCCTAGTCCTTTAATCTCTTCTGCAGTCTCTTGTATTCGCTTATAAGACTCTTCCAAGTTGCTAAATTTACCCGTCAAATCTCTAAGTGTGTCTTCTGTGACTTGAGACTTGTTGATAATCTCCATGACATTCGCAAACTGGTTAGCATGCTCTCGATTGCGCTCCTCAAATTCCTTCTGTAGTCGTTCCAGCTCTTTATCATCTTTCTTCAACACAGGTTCCCATTTGCCATTCGTGTAAATCTTTGGCACATCCTTATCAGGTGTACTTGTATCAGTCCACAAATCTCCAACGCTTGGATTTGCTGGAGGAGTTGGGCCTATCGACTTGTTAACTATAAAGTCTTTAATAACTATAGAGTTGCTTGCAGCAATTTGATTAACTTCGATAGCCTCACACGTAAATGTGGCTTCTCTATCAACATCGCTCACAGTAATCGGTAATTCATTACTACCTTTTGCATGCTGTTCATTCCATGCTGCATCGTCTGTTCCATACTTGCTCACGCGTTTCCAACGGTAAGAAAAGCGGTTATTCATTGGAACATCCATCTTACTTACACTAGCAATTAATGTAGTTGCTATATTACTGTTCTGGAATACTACACCGTCCGTAGATTTAATGTTCATAACGAATGGCACTTCTGTAAAGTCAAACAATCGTTCTTTAACTAGAGTACTTAATCTCTGAACTCTTTCAGAGATTGTGTCTGGATTTTCAACGATATTAGTAATCGTTATTTTTCCATTGTTTCGATTGGATAATTGAGTTTTTATCTTAGACACTCTAGCTTCTAAATGTAGTGCTGGTTGATATTCGTTATCAACGATAGTAACGCTATCTCCGACTTGTAACTCTTCTTGTAAGTAGTTAATATCAACCTCATAAGTAACTTCTGGATAAGCACGTTTTTTTAACTGTTTTAACGTTTCGTCAAATAACGCTTGTTGAGTTTTAGCTGTACTTTCATACGTAGCAGTAATGTATCCAGCGTCTCTTGCTGCACTAGGATGTCTTGTCCATCGCTCTCCTTCTTGAAGATCGTGCAATGTGTCTTCACTAACCCAGTAACGACCATCATTGTATTTATAGCCAACCAGTGATACTCCATCACCATAACCACGTAAGGCAGTAGCAAGATTCTCAATACTTTCTTTCTTGGTAATCTTACTGATGTTAGTTCCATACTCCAATCTAACTTTATTATCCTTACCGATTCTCTTATAGAAATTCACTAATTTACGATGGATTTTGCCGTGTACAAACTCATAGCTATAATCCATTTCTGCATCAAATGCTTTAGCAAGTCGTCTTAATCGTTTTGTCGCAGTCTCAAATCCTTCAGTTTTAATTGTACGTTTGTTAGTATTTGGAATTTCATTAACTCCAATTTCCCAACCAGAGTCATAAGTTGAAGCTTCAAAATATTCTACGAGTGTTTTAGGCTTATCTTCAATTAAAGGCCATACTGTTTCTCCGAGCAAATCCATTCCAGCGTCTTCGCAGAAAAATGTTTTTCTGTCACTGTCTTGTTCTATTGATACAATCTCAAACCCTCGCATTTGATTTCCGTCTGAGACAAACAAATAGCAGCCAACAATAATTTTTTCTAATTCTGGATTACCGTCTTTGTCTATAGTGAACTCATACGTCCCAATACCAGTATCAATATCTTTCTCAAACCAATCGTCATAAGCCAATAAACCGCCAGATAAGTCAAAACTTACCTGGCATAAAGTAGCGTATTTTCTTGTTGTAATTGTTATCATATCCATCGCTCCTTAAATGTAGCATCTACGACTGGAATCTTGTTGTCATCGCCAAGAATAGCAATTTCTGTAATTCCAGGCTGGATAGAGAACACTTGGCTTGCTGCATTGATGTACTTACGTTCACCATTAATAGTAAGCTTATTTTCAGCACTATCAAATACTACTAAGTCATTAGTATTAATCACTGCTGGGCCGTTCTCATAGCCGTACTGCACTACTTTTCCATTAGGATGGGTGAAAGATATCATCTTGTATGCTTTCCCTGAAGTAAACTTATAAACAGGATAAACAGGAGCAGTGCCTTCATTGTTGAAGATAAGCTTGTTCGATTCCCTTCTTGCAGCCTTCTCTGTTTTCGATATGGCAAAAGGGTTAAAACAGTGAATTTCAAATGAACCTTCTGAGTATCTGAATGTAATCAGATTGTAGTCAGTAGTTCCAGCCACTATGCCCTCATAATACACTTCTGGCTGATAGCCAAACTCAAAGCGGCTCAACCCAGGCACTAGCAGCACACGTTGAAGAGCAATCTTGCTCTTCTCAATGCAATCACCTAATAGAGTGAATTTGACTTTAATCACTCGTTTCCCAAATCGTCTACGAATGAATCGCTCACCATCAGCAAGAGCATACTTCTTAGAAGTGGTGCTAATGCTTGGACTGAATCCAAAATCAATATTATTAATAATTAATAAATCGCCAAGCTCTTGGCCGTTAACTTTGAAGCTAAACATTAGCGCTCACCTCTCTTCCGTTGTTCTCGTCTATTGTGTTTAGTTTGCTCGTCTGTCACGTAAGGTGTAATTTGCTTTCCAACTACTTTGCCGTCTAATTCGACTGTAGTGTGAATTTCAACTACTTGGTTATCCGTTTCTGTGTCGTATTCGATTTTTTCTGGCCTCCAAGCGCTCATTTGAGCAGCTTGCTGCTTAGATAGCTGAATTCCTCCAGCCACAGCTACATTGCTGCCAATTTCAACATTATTAAACACTTGATTATCCAGATATTTATCAACTACCTCGTTAATATCTTCTGCGATAGCTTGAACAGTAGTCTTAACACCTTTGAATCCAAGTTGTAACCCTTCCTGCAAGCTGTCCATGATTGCATTTCCGTGTGGAATTAATAATCGTCTATCATAGCTGATTGGACCTTTGTGTTCAGCAATCCAGTTAGCGATGCTGCCAACGAAGTTTTTAACACCTTCAAATGCCGATTTAATGCCGCCTAGAAAACCATCAATAATGGCTTTCCCTGCCGCCCACAAGTCGATTTTCCCCAAACTTGAGACAATATTGCCAGCCATTTCTCCTATTTTTCCTAGTACTTTTGGAATCATTTGTACTAATCCTTTAATCAAGCTGGATATAATTTGAACACCAGCATTTAAAATCTGAGGTAAATTGTTCCAGATTGTAGTAACCAGATTAGTAATCATATTGATTCCTGTGTCCACTAATCCTGGGATTCTCTGGAGAATTCCGCTTATTAAGTTAGTAACAACTTCAAAACCAGCACTGATATATTGAGGCGCGTTGCTGTAGATTGTTTGCAGCAACGATGAAATCAAGTCTATTCCAGCTTGTAGAATGCCTGGAGCAGCTTGAACTAATCCATCAATTAATTGGAATACAAAATCTATTCCAGCTTGGAAGATTGATGGCCAGTTTTGCATAAATGATTCTACAAGTCCATTAACGATATCACTTACAATATTCAGCAACTCTGGGATTGCTTCTAGCGCGCTGTTGTAGATTCCCATGACCATATCGCTTCCCATTTGCAGCAACTCTGGCACTGAGTCCATAATTGAGCCTATGTTTTCTCCTATAGCAGCGCTGGCTAATTCAAACGCTGATTCTAGGATGTCTGGCACACCTTTAACAACGTTCCATAGCATTGGCAAGAAGTTATCTACAAAAAATGTTTTAGCAGTGTCTGCTAATGCAATCAGTGCAGGCTCTACATCCTCACCAAGTGCTAAATCACCGAGCAAGTTATGTGCTGCTGCCTTCATGGCATTAAATGAACCAGTGAAGGTAGTTGAGGCTTCTTTTGCCGTTGTTCCTGTGATATCCAGATTCTCTTGAATCGTGTGGATAGCTTGATACACATCATTCAGATTGTTGATGTCGTATTTAGTTCCAGTGAGCTTTTCTGCATCTCTTAATAAGCGCTGCATTTCTTCTTTGGTACCGCCGTAACCTAATTTTAAGTTGTCCAGCATTGTGTAGTTCTGCTTGGCAAACCCTTGATAAGCTGTCTGGATGCTCTCCATTGAAGTGCCCATTTTGTTTGAGTTGTCGGCCATATCAATCATCGCCATGTTAGCCACTTCTGCAGCCTTCGCAGTATCGCCTCCAAGAGATTGCAGCAAGCTTGCACTAAAGCCTGTCACGTTCTCCATATAAGCGTTAGCAGACAATCCAGTCGTTTTGTATGCTTCATCCGCATACTTAATGACTTGAGTTGCATTATCCTTGAACAGCGTTTCAATACCACCCATGGATTGCTGCAAGGAAGCTCCTTCGTTTAATGCAGCAGTAATACCAGCCTTAATAGCAGCACCAATTCCGAGCGCTGCAGCAATTTTCAAAGCTGCTCCTTTAAATCCGCTCATGAAGCTGGTTCCTGCTTCCTGTCCAGAGCTTGCTACTTCTGAACCCATCGCTTTCTGAATCATTCCCTTAATTCCTTGAGCTGATGGGATAATTTGCACATAAGCAGCTCCTAATTCTGTTGCCATTAGTCATCCTCCTTTCTTAGGAATTTCTCTCTTTCTTTTAAGAAGTCCTCGCTTGATTCAAAGCCAATTAAATCGCTTGTTTTCGCTTTTTCTTGCGAATTGGTTAGCAAAGCAACCATTGACTTAGGATAGTTGCGACCGTTCATGCCGTCTTTTGTCTGCTGCCATATCAACACGTTTAACTTGTCCTGTATTCCAGCGAGCAGCATAGTCTCAAACGGAACTTCGATATCATTCATCTTCATTTTGATTCTGGAGTTTTCTCTCAGACCAAAAGAAAAAACGGCCACCATTTTTAATGGCAGCCGTCTGTAATCGTATATTTGATATGTTTCAGCAAGATCACAGATAAGCGCGTCTTCATCAGTCGCTACCATTTTAGCGAGGATTAAGATTTTTTTAATTCTTTATTTTCAAAAATGGTTTTCATAGTGTTCACAACATCCTCTTTTGTCACTAGCCCGTTATCATTGCGCATGCTGTTTAAGAATGCTTTTGCTTCATCCTTAAATACAAACTCGACTAAATCTGGAAGATATAACACACTCTTTTCTACTTTTGAAAGTGCATCTAAAAAATCGTAACTCTCAAGTAATTCTTCAGCGATACTGTAATTGAATCCTGCTTCTGTTGTTCCTGTAATCATTTAATTACCCCTTCTTTTGAATGTGTTCGTAGTGAGTGAATCCTTCAGTATCTGGGAATGCAGATACAGTACTTTCATAACCGTGTGTGTTAGAGTCTGAGTATTCAATTTCACCCATCTCAGTCAATTTAGCAATAGGAATGACAACTCGTTTCAAGTAGCCACCTTTTAACACAGAATCGATAACCATTACTTGCTCTTCAGCCTCGTCTGAACCTACTTTAATTTTGATACCTGTTTCAAGAGCTCCTTCAACATTTGATTTGCCATAAATGAATTTAAGCACATCAATATTTAAAGCCTCGATAAATGTCATTTTGAATTTATCTGTCTTGTCTTTTTGTGACGAATTAACAACAGCACCGCCCCATGCTTTGATGTCTTCAGTAGTTGCTGTGTTTTCATTCTTAATTCCATCTTCTGAAATGTATCCAAGATTTTTGAATGCTGGATCTAATTCAGATTTTGCATCTTCTGGTAATGCTGTTTTTAATGGCGCCACAAACACGGCACCACCGACTTTAGGCTTTGCGGTCGTTACCTTTGTAACATCGTTTTTATTTTCTGCCATCACAATTCTCCTTTAATTAATAGTGTTTGATATCAAATACTGCTTGATATCTATATTTTTTACTTTCCGTATCTGTGTATATGTAGTCACTATTAAGCGATACACCAGATACATCATCTAATTCGACTAACATCTCAACTGCAGCCTTAACTGCTTCATTCAACTGTGCAGCCTTGTACAGCGTTGAATCGTAGCTCTGGAATACAATAGTTGAAGACTTGAGATGTTTTCTTTTTCCGCTTCCAGTCTGTTCAATTAATACGAATCTATCTGGCATCTTAGCTGCACGCTCCATGACTACTTTGCAGTCAAGCTTAGTAACTAAGAAATTGCGAATTGTTTCAAGAATCATCATCTCACCGCCTTTAATAGAGTATTATTCTTTTTTGTGTCCTTGATTGCCTTTACGGTGGTAGCTTTAACACTCGCATTTGCACGAGTCTTCCCTGTAAAAGTAGATACTTCATATCCATCTCCAGCTCTCCCTTTGATTGCTTCAGCGCGTTCTCTGAGCATTGCTTTCACCTCTTCTGAGCGCAGCATATCTCTCACACCTTTACTGTTAAGCTTGAAGTTAAAATTACTCATATCGCTCCACCATCACTTTCTTATGCCAACGAGTTGGAACTAACTCCTCAATTCCTTCCTGGACAGGACCAAATGAACGGAACTTCTTACCAAAGAACTCAATAGTCTTATCTTCCCATTCGTGAGTGTCTCCTTTAGGAATGCCCAGCAGATAGACGGCTTTCTTTCCTTCGAGCTGCACAGAGTTAATAACATCATCGGAAATAGCAGGAGCAACAAGGACATCCTCTACTTGAGCAGCCTGCTCTTCGAAGATGTCAGCTCCAAATCCATCGCTGCCAGTCTTGACAGTTTGATATAGAGTGACTGTAATTCCTTTAATTTCCATAAGGCTCAATCACTCCAAATCTTTGAGTTGTTAGTTTCAATCGTTTCTTTTCTGACTCTTTAATAAAGATGCCGCCTCCTGGAATTAAATACGAGCCACTTACAGAGTAACCCATTGCGCTCTGTGCGAATTGAGTCATCGGTTCTTGATTCGTAGATGTCATTAATGCACGAGATACAACATCGACAGTCACGGACTTAACAACGTTCCTAAAGCTTTTACGCTCTAGAATCATATTGTCTAAGTCTTTGTCGTATTGATAAGCCTCTTCACGCAGCATGTCTGATACTATGTCAAGAAGCACTTCTGCTCGTTCTCTTTCAGTAGGCTGCAGATTTCTCCACATCTTCTGTAAATCGTCTAAAGTAGCAAATGAAGCCATTACTCATCATCCTTTGCTTCTTTCTTTTTAGTTGTTTTCTTCTTTGGCTCTTCGAATGGCTCCCATGAGCCAGACAGAGTGCTGTCTGACTCAATGATGACACCATTGTCTTTGTTGATATATTTCATATCGCTGTCCTACGCTTCTTTAACGCGCGCGAAGGCTGTTTCATCTAGGATGCCCCATCCAATACTTGCTTTAGTACGTAAGCACACTTCGTTATGAGCTTTTAAGTCACGACCAGCGCCGTCTGGATCACCATATTGGATTACTTCTAATGAAATTGCGTCAGAATAACCCCATTTGAAGCTATTTGCAAAGTCACCAATGAGGACATGATCTTTTTCAGCAGAGTTGGTGCCTGTTGGAATCATGTTTTTTGTTGAATCAGCAGCCATGGTTGCGAATACTTCTGGGCATTGTCCAAATTTAAATTCTGGATATTGAGTCACACCATTTTCTTTAACTTTTGCCATAGCACTTGTTGCTTGAGGAGAGAAGATGATTCCGTTAACTACTCCGCCAGTTGCTGTGATTGTGTTTGCTGCAGCATCGATATTGTCTTCAATAGAAGCCTCTGCATAATTTACAATGTTAGCAGTTACTTGGCCGTCAAATGAGTTAGTAGCTTTGAATGTTCCATCCGTCATTGTTTTAGGCTCTAAACCATGGATAGCTGCGATATCAATTGCTTCTGCAAGTTTTTTAGCGAAGCCATCGTTAAATGCTTCTAAGAATGTAATTTGTTTTTCTTCACTCATTGTTAAGAATTTATCTGATACGCGAGCTTGATACATGATTTCATAAGGGCGAACCACTTTAGGTGCGATGGCTGCTTTACCAGCTTTTACTTGTTCGCCTTCGCCAACAATTTGTGCATTTCCATCTAAATTAAATACAAAGTATTCTTTGCCTTCTTGTGGCACTGGATCTTGTTTTGAAACTTTAGCTAACGCTGATTTCCCTTTTACTTTTGAGAACAATTCTTTTACTAATTGAGGCGGATATAATGTGCCTGCTTCTAATGCTGTTTTTTCTGTCATGTTTATTTCCTCTTTTCTTTTTTGTTTTTATTGATTTAATTGTCGCAGCACTTGTCGCACTGCTGCTGTTCTTGAATCAACTTCGGGCTCATTCGATTTCATTGGCGCGACTACTTGTTTTTGTTTAACAAATGCAGATAATCGTTCTGCATCGGCTTGCAAGCTCTCTTCATCGCTTCCTTGAAGTCGTTCGGCTAAGTCATAAGGCAATCCATTGCGAACAGCAATTTGAGTTTTAAGCTGTGATGCTTTGTATTCGTCTGAGACTTTCTGCAGCTCCGCGAATTCTGCCTCTTTAGCGCTAATAAGGCCATCTTTCTCGATGAGCAGCTGATTATTTGCCTCGATTGTTGAAAGCAGTCCAGCTCTTTCTTCTTCCAATTTCTTCACACGATTTTCAAGCTCTTCATTTTTGGCTTGTGCGCGTTTCACTCGCTCACTAACAATCTTGTTAAGCTCTTCTTGTGTAAATGTTGTATTTTCAGACATATAATGTCTCCTTTCCCTCATTTAACCTGTGAGTGCAGTAGATTTTTTTTATTAAAAAAAGCCGCTATATAAATAGCCGCTTTTAGTTTAATAACTGATTTTTTGAACGCGCTTAGGCTTGGCCGTAGCGCATGCCCAGTGTGCCAATAGCGCACTGTCCATTAAGCTGATATCGACATCATCAAAATGTGAACGATATCCAAAGCCACCATTCGAGCCGATATTTCGCTTGTCGCAGTTTGTTACTACTTTAGAAAGCGATGGCTGCCCAGAGTGGCAAATTGTTTTCTGGTAGATGCCTTGCTCCCATAGCGCATTAGCCACGATTATCTCTTTAACCGTTGGCAGCACGACATTCTTAATCCTGTACTCTCTTAATTCGTCATCTAGCACCTTCTGACCAGAAGCGCCATCGATAACAATTTGAGCAACGTTTGCTTTTTTAAGAAATGACACAATCCAGTCGTTCCCATTTCGAACAGATTGGCAATCAACTGCCTCAACGAATATATCTCCATAATCTGTCTTAACAGCGATACTTAATGCAACGTTCGTACCATCTTGACCATACTTAATACCAGCAAATAGCTGCCCTTTAAATTTAGGCATTTCTTCAATTCTCAACGCTTCCCATTCTGTCTCTGATATAGCTGATTTCTGATTGTATTTAGGCCAATATCCAAGACGTTGGATGTTAATGTCTAACTTATCCTCACCTAATTCTGCCTCAATCTTACGTTCTGTTAAGTGATACCCTAAAGATGGATTAGTTTTATACCATTCCTCTTTATCGTTGATATTTTTCTCTTCAGGAACAGACCACTCTGCCCATCCAGAATACTTGCCACGTCCAAACAGACACGTTTCACGGAATTTGCTGAACACCGTACCACTCGATACTGGTGTTGGAGGAGTTCCACACATAACAGTGATTGGATTGTCACTGTCAGTAACCGTATATTTCAACGCTGACTCCTGCTCAGTTGTATATTCTTGAGCTTCGTCTATGATCATGATGTCGAATCCTTCACCAAGTCCACCATTCGAAGTACGAGTCCTAAACTGTAATACTCCTTCTGTGTTTTTTAAAGCAATTCGTTCTTGCCCTTTTGCACGAATAGATGTGAAGTCTTCACCATCAACATAACCCATCTTTTCTAAATATCTCTTGACCTTTTCAAAAGAAGAGTGTGATGTGCTAATTCGATGAGCCGTGTGTAATATATTCAATCCTTGGTGTAATCCCCAAAGTTCGAGCATATAAAGAAGTTCGGATTTCCCATTCCGTCGTGGAATCGAATATCCGAACTTCTGATGGACCCATAGTCCTTTTTTATCAACAGCCATCATTGCCTCTAGCAATTTCTTTTGCCAGATATAGCTGCTTAATCCTGTTTTCTCATAAATTTCTATAGCTTCCTTACTGAGAGACCTTTTCTTAACGTAAGGTAGGATGACTGATTGTGTAGGAAGCTGATTACCATATTTCTTTCTAGCCATTCACTCATTCCTTTGTTTAAAATCTCTTTAACTCTTTCTAAAAACAAATAGTTATCAGTTTTAATAAATAACATCCGGACTATAACGTTGGATATCATCTTCATTTAATGGAATTCCTGTTTTTAAAGAATTTTCTAGTCGTTCAATAGCTTCTTCTATTTCTTCTGGGTATTGGTCTATGTTAACAGGATTAAAAAAAATAGCATCTTCTAAAGAAACGTTGAATTGTTTTTCATAGCGTTTCACAAGTTCCTCTGAAAAATATTTTAAACGATCATACAC